GTTCTTTACAAACTGTTCTGTCATAGTATAACAACCATCTATCCACACATGTGGTTCATCAAAATATAGATGTGATAATGTACGAGTTTTATATGCCTTGTATATAGAATCTGTTAGAAGAAGATGTGTTGGTGGTTCCTCTACCTGTATGAACTCCCACGGTCCTTTCTGTTGTATTGGTTTATCATAGAACATCACATACTTAACATCCTTATCATAATAATGATTAGGGATGTTATCGTATGCGTTGACGTTAGTTGTAAAGATTATCATGCAAGGGATGGAGGTCCCTTGAATTCTTCTCTTGCTGTTGGTGTATACTTACCCATCTTCTCACCAATAACTCTGTTGGTAACCTGACCTGGCTCACGAGAGAACCAACCAGTAGCAATGTACTTAGACCTATCACCAGTAAGGAATGAACCTCTATGCACATGAGTAAATGTTGCTGGCCATAATACTATGGTTCCTTTTTTTGGTTGGAATGATCTCTTCTGATGGAAGAAATCTGTAGCACCACCTGATGTAAATGGAATATCATTTAGATAAAGCATCCATGTAAGCACTCTATCTCTATACATGTAGCAACCATTTTCAGAATGCCATTGATGATATCCACCACCAGGATCTGTCTTCTGAACTTTACATGTCCATGATGACACAGGATCAGCAGAGTCACCTAGAATACCAGGATATTTTGTTTGATATATTTGAAATGCTTGACCGATATAATTGTTGACAGTACATGCAAGATTAGTATCTGCAAGTTCAAGATATAATGCTCTATCTTTTCTTCTAAGTGTACCACCTGCTCCCTCAAATTGTTGTTCACCATCTTGCATGTGTTGCATCTTGAACTTACTATTCATATTAGTTGCTGCTTCTTCACCAAGAATAAACTTCTTGTTATACCAGAACTCATATGAATCTACAATCTCATCACAGAACTCCCAAGGTACAAAGTTTTCAAACAAACCAATAGCACCTATGTCTTCCATGTCAGTGAAAGGTCTTTGTCTATCCTCATCAGGTAGAATAACTTTTGCTTCTTGTTGTTCTAGAAAAGAATTAAATACATTTGTTGATGCGTTGTTAGTACACAACTTGTCTATGTCTTCAGTCATTAGTTTTTTGTTGTAATCCTTGGTTGATGTACACTTGTGGTGGTATTCTACCACAATACTCGTCAAGTTGCATGACTTCTTCTATCTTTAGGTCAGCACCTTGTTCTCTCCAAAAATCTATTAGAGCATTGTTGCTATTCTTATGAAAGATTTCTATATGTTCTTCATGTATAGCAGATCCCATGTCTAATCTATAGTTGAACAAGGGAGTAGAGTATGACTTGCCACTGTCAAGTATCAAGTCTTCCGAGACTGCTCTCGGTCTGATGTTTTGATCGATTTTCCACTGCGATCCTCTTTGGTGTAACCTGAGGAGCTTAGTTGCATGATGACGAGTAATAAGGTAGCAAGCAGCAGAAAAGTCATTGATAAACCTGTGGTGTAATTTCAATGTAATACCATTAGGATTTATTATAGTAAGTTGTAAAGCATCAAAGTTTATAGGAACCTTTCTTCTTACATCCTTCCACTTGAAATCCCAATGTTTTGCTGTAGATAAATCTACATCATCTTCCATAATCATAACCTCATCGAGGTCAGTTTCCTCAACGAAATATTTTATGGCATTAAGATGAGTCATAACACAAGCACACTCACCATCATTCATACTTGGTGGCACTGTACCCTTGAGGTATGACTCAAACTCTCCACCATCTATACCTGTGATACGATGGTGATTTGTTATGTCCCAGTAATCAAACTGGTCTTCCATATACTTCTTACGATCTGGAAACCTATCAAGGTTGATCCATAATACCTTAGGAAGACCTGCTAATTTATACGCTGACTTGTTCTTGTCCATTACGAACCTTTATGTAATCAACATTTGCATAATAATCTACCAATTGATCCTTATTATAGAACTTCAATACTTCCCATAACTTTTTATTGTCCTCACAATGTGGATTGTTGAACCAAGAATTAGAAGTTCTCTTATGTTCCAGATGGAAGATAAGATCATCTACTCTAGCAACTTGTCCTACCTGATTGAACCTATGATATCTTTCATCATCTTCATATCCATATGCAATGAATCCTTCATGCTCTCCACCAAACTTCTTATATGATTCTGTATTAAAGAACTGTACAAATCCAAACTTAGCATCCCATCTTCTAAGGTTGTTGAACACCTTGAAGTTATAGTTAGTAGAAATAAAGTTACTTACCTCATCATCAGTTGCAGTTACCTGATACTGATAATTACCATACCCATAAGGATAAACTAAATCTGCTTTAGGAGATCCCTCAACAGTATCATTACCATTGACAATCAGATTCTGTGCAAGAATATAACTATCGATTGGTAACATAATGTCAGCATCATAGTTGACAGTTACAGGTGTCTTAACCTGCCATAACATATCATTGAGAAGTCTTGTTCTATGGAAAGCATACTCATCAGTTTTTTCAAATTGATGGTCAATACAACGCAACTCTTTACCACTAAGAACTTGTTCTAACTGAGGTAGAACCTGTAAATCAAAGACTGATTCCTTATCAAACTCTTTGATAATTATATTCGTATCAAAGTTGCGTAAAAGATATACGAGGACAGTTATAATGTTCCTCATTCTGTCATCAGTATCAATCCTCAAGGGAATGATAAAGGTACATTTTGTTAGATCGAACTTAGCCAATTTTTGAATCTCAAATCCGTTGTGATGTGTTGGGTCTTTTTCCATTAAATTACCTCCCAGTTATTGCAATAAAGGTCAGATGTGTTGTGAGCAGAAGTGTATCCAGTTCCGAACCACTTCTTAGGTGCAATGATTCTCTTCTTATCATTCTTAGATAACCAAGAACCCCACCATGAGAAGGAAGAGTTGGCAATGATAAAGTCACTACACAGTGACATCATGCACAAGTCAGTTAGGTTATCCTCGCCTTCCGAAACAAGGAACCTATCTTGTTTGAAAGTTTCTCGGCACCAATTGGAATCATCGGAAAAGATAACAACAGTGCGATCACCATCAAATCTAGAGAGAGCGTCTTCATAATACTCCTGAGAACAAGGTGGATG